CTGATGAAGAAAACTTCAAACCTTTTGAGGAACTTCAAGAACGACTTAATACTGTTCTTGGTCTAGACTCACCAAAGGTGACTCAAATGTATAAAACTGCCGAGCCATCTACTGCACCAACTCAGAAGCCAACTACGGCTGAAGATTATACTGGTGAAACTACTGGTGAAGAAGATGAAGAGATGTCGTATTTTGCTAAACTAGCCAACGAGTAATCTATAAAAACATCTATGCCAGTGCCGTCATCATGTTTAGAGAACTGGTGGTAGGCATTTCTCTCACGGTGTTTTCCGTGTTTTGATATGAGTATGAGTTATTGATAACTGGCATAGATGCTCCTCCACCTTGTCCCATCATAATTGGAATCATAGTATTCATTGTTTGATTTTCTCTTTGAGTTGCAATAGTTTCTGCTAATCTTGCAAGATTATTATCACTCATAATATATTCTGCGGTACCTGGTTTTTCTGCTACAAGAGCAATTGTTGGTTTACGATATACTTGGGCACCTCTTGCATTTTCCGTAATAGGTACTTTTGTATAGTCTCCTGCTTCTATCTCACCCATTTCTTTTTGCATCATTTTTGCATTAAACACTGCTCTCGGCACTTGACCAAATGCCCTGGCTCCCATACTTTTATCCTTAAAGGATGCTCCTCTCACTACATTCATTAACTTTTTCATTGAACTTTCATCTAAGGCTCTAAGAGATTTAGCATCAAAACTAAATTCACCAGTTACGTGATTAAACTTCACTAAGTTCTCAAACTCACTTCCTTCCGTTTTTGTTTTAATGACATTCATTTGTGCGGAAACTCTATTCTTTACTTTTTGATCTGGTGTAAGATCCTTACCTTTTTCTGCTTCTTTCAAGTTACTCATTGCCGTATTCATGGCATCTGTTCCTTGAGTCAACTCCCATAAAAAATGTTTTCTGAATGATTTATATCTTTCTGTTTTCTTTTCTAATGTTTGTTGTTTTGCAAATAATGCATCCTTATCTTCTTCCGAACCAAATATCATTGTGAACATATCAGAAAATCTATCATATATTTTATCAAACCAATCACCTAGTGAGGCAAATAATCCTCCTTCCTTACCTCTCTTTGCTCGGTTTTCTCTTATCGCATCATCTACGATATCATATGCTCCACCAACTATGGCACCAACTATAGCACCTTTCCATCCAAAAACAGAAAACCCTACCAGTGCTCCCTGACCAGCCGCCTCAAGTAATGACATTCCATTTTGCTTATCACTAAAAAGAAATTCTTTTACCTTTGTTCCTAAACCCTTTTCACCCTCCTTAGGTTTCATTGCATCTGATACTGCATCTAATGCAGGTGCTAACAATAAAAATGCAACACCACCTCTTAATCCCATTTTACCTATTTGACCGAGTTTACCTCCTTTTTTAACAAGTTTGCCTCCAGCATAGGCGGCAGTCAATGCTAATGCTCCAGGAGCAGAAGTAATGTAATCTAAAATTTTTGACATTAAATCTTCAGTTCCGTCTTGACCAAATGCGCCTGATAATGCGGCCACTGCACCTCCTAAGATAGCACCTGCTACTGCACCTTTTGGACCTGCTATCGTAAATCCTGTCAATGCTCCTAACCCCATTGATTTCATTACACTGTCTTGAGAAAAATAATCAGTGGCGGCTTTTGCTATTGAATCACTCAGGTCACCAGTTTTTTCATATTCTGTAAAGCCTTTCTCTATTGAATTCCAAAGTTCTGGTATAAATAAGGCGGCAGAAAAAAGTCTTCCAAATTTCATTCCAAATCCTGAGCCAAATCTTAATGCACTAAAAGCCCTTGTAAAAATGGCGGCACCTCCTGCACCAAGTAAAGCGGTCGATAGAGTATTGCTTAATAGACCAGATAAACCTTTAGTTGGTAATCTTTTCGGCATCTTAAAACCAGATCCCATAGATTTACCTGATTGAGTAACTTTCTCGGCATCAGCCCTTTCTTCCATTTGCTCTTCAAGTCTTTGTCTAGCATCTGCTCTATCTTGTCTAAGAAAGTATGCTTGAAGATTGCGTATGCTTTTTGTAGTTTCTTGTTGCGCCTCTAATTGACCTTGATTTTGTTCTTTAAGTGAGTCTATTAGTTGTGCAAACTCTATTTTACCGAGTGTTTTTCTTGCCATTTTATCTCTGATTCTGCTGGTCTCTCAACCTTTCGTTTTCGTCTTTAATATGTTGTATCAATAACTGTACATATACTTCTCTCTCAAATGGTATCATATTATCTAGTTCAGTTAAACTATATTTGTGATGTTGCATCAAATTAAAATTTGTCATGTAATGGTTCTGAAGACTTTCGTGACACAGGCTTATGCGAAAAAATCTTCTATTCCCGTTAATGTTACATGTTCACTACAACCACATTTACTACAAGTATAATCAAATTCATGTCTGAGATAAGGCATTGTTTGGAAAAAATTTCTAATGTTATTAAATTGTCCTGAACTTAAACTGTTAAGAAATTCAACCAATTCTTCTTTCGTATGATCTTCAGCATAAAAAACTTCATCTCCTTTATAGATCATTTCAATACTATCAGAAATAATATCAAAAATTACATCTACCGCAGACTCATCTTGTAGTGCAACCATTTTATCATACATGTCAAATCCAGGATATGTCATTGTTACACCTACATCATCTGTAAGATCAATTTTTTTAGAATGACCTTCTAATATCTCTGGTTTTATATTTTTAAGATCTATTTCAATTTCCTGTACATGTTCACATTTTTCATTGTTTGAGTTAGTTGATTCAGGATGCTTGAAATGTAATTTTACTTTTTCTCCTACAGATTGACTTCTGATATTCAGAAACAAATACTGTATGTCAAATAGAGGTAATTTATCAATGTCTACCTCGCCCATCACACAACTAGAAATGATTTGTTTCATTGCTCTGATCATTTCTTTTTCATCACCACTTTCTAATGCCATCAACAAAATCTTCTCTTCTTTCACCAAGAAAGGTCGAAACTGTATTGTTTCTCCTGTTGATGTTAGAGTCAATTCATGAGTTGGTGCATTAAGCACCGGTAAAGCCATAATATCTCCTAGTTAGCCTGTGTCACAATTATTATTCATCTCCCATAACTGTATCGTTATCTACTAAGTCATCTGGTGCATGTGAAATTCTTTTCCATTTTCTATATGAAAATGTAACAGAAAATTTTGCATAGTCATTCACCTGACCATACCCCACATTAATAGCACTCACGTTAATAGGAAATGCTTCTAAGTATTCTACCTCATACAATATTTGATTCACTTCATTTAATAGTTGTAAATTAATACTGCCTACAAGACTATCATAATATTCGACATTAAATGTTTCTTGGTCGATTATATAATTTGCCCAATCATCAAACACTCTTTTTTCGATTAAATAATTATCCGAACACATAAATGTAAATGTTGAATCGATAAATCCTAAGTTGTAAGGTACTTTTCTTAATGGTCCATATAATCTCGCATCACTTGTTGTAATTGTTTTTCCTGGTAATTCTGCACTCTCTACACGCATTGATAATGTTTTTGTATCAATTGGCGGTGAAACAGGAGGAAAGATCATGGCAGTATATCGGTTTAATGGTACTGGATTAAAACTTGTAAGATCTGTAATTTTTCCTATATCTATCATTTGATCATGCTCCTACTATCTCCCCAAACTGTAAGTTTGCTTGCTTTCTTAAAACGTTCTAATGGTAAAAATAATGCTATTTCTCTTTCATCATCTGTAATTTCAACGACCTTAGAACTTATGTGTTTGTACAAATATCTTTTGACTGTTGGTTTTACTTCTTTTATTTTTGACAATGCTTTCCAATTAATACCTCGTGCTTTATCAATTTCATCCATTAACTTTGCTCTCAAGAGAGGAGGTAGATAGTGCATATTACACCCAATGAAACCATTTGGCTTAAAATCAAATACAAGAACAAGAGGAAATCTATCATAGTATTTTAATTCTTTTTTATATTTGGGATCATAAAAGTATGCAAACATTGACCCAGGTCCAATATTACGTTTGCCTGTCTTTTTAGATTTTTGATAGAATTCATCAGCAGTATCAACTTGTGTGAACTTACTTTTTAATTCTGATTTTAATGCC